TTTTAGAAAATGGCATGCCTGTATTTGGATCAATATCATCTACATGAATAACAGCATTATTCATTTCCGGTGCCATTTGTATTTCTTCTTTTGTTGCAGTATCTAAAGTTTTAGTTTGCTCTACTTCACCTTTAGATCCAATGCCTTCATCAAATAAACTTAACTCTTTCTTTACATCTGGGCTGAGCGTATTTGCTTCCTTCTCAATTGCGTCAAAGCTGCTAAGTCCGCCATTTGGAACCCTTTCGTAACTGCCGTCTTCAATTGATCGCTTGACATCATCTGCGAACTGGCGGGCGTATCCTTGTAAACCTTTGCCTCCGCCTTCTTTAAATTCTCTTGCGATGCGAGTAAGGGATTCTGATATGGATCCTTGGATATTGGCGTTTGCCCTTGTGATTTCGATTGCTTTGGCATATATTTCCTCATTGGTTGCGTTGTTATTTCTATTTAAGATATTGCCAGATTCCTCAATCTTATTTGCATTCTCCATAAGATTCTTGAATACTAGCTTATCTGTCTTGAATAGTGATGTTCCAGCGTCTAATATTTTAGCACGTTCTAATAGTAAGCTTTCAGAGATAACTTCATCGCCAAATAGACTTTCCTGTGTAGACTTAACAAATCCAGTATCTTTCATTTGACGGACTATCTGTTCTGCTTGTCTTGTATTAGACGGATCTAATCGCTTAAGCATCTCAATAGCAGCAATCTGTTCTGTAGGATCTGTCATTACATTTCCAACAATAGCACCATAATGTTCTGGTATTATTTGGTTGGTAATCAATCTAAATGCATCGTCAGATAGTCTAATAAGGCCATTAGCTTGACGAACTAATGATGATGTTGGTGGCAACTTATCTAACAATGCTGGATCAATTTTAAGAACTTTAGCAGCATCTATAGCTGTTCCTGTTCCTTCTCTTATATTCTTCATAGCAGCTATAACTCTAGCTTCTTCTATAGATACCCCATCCATCTCTCTTAATGGAAATGCAATAAAGTCAATCTTTTGTGCTGGATCTGATTCTGTAATACGTTTAGCTAATGCTAATCTTTGATGCCCATCTACAATAAATGTTTCACCATTAGCTTTTTCATACACAATGCCTGTATTAGCACTAATAGGATCCCATTGAGTTACACCTTGTAATCTATCAGTAACACCTTCTGCATTACCACCAGCTTTAAATTGAAATGTTTCCGCATCTACTTTAATATCTTTAGGATTATAGAATTTAACATTTGGATTGGCGCGATCAAAATGATTAATATCTGTAATAGGATTCATTGTTGGTGTTTCTTTTGGAAGCTTATCAAAGTTTCCTGTAGCCAAAGCATCATTGACTTGATTAAGTCGTTTGTTATGTTCAATATCTCCAGCATCATCTGCAATAGGATTATATTCATTAACAAATTTATCAATGCTATCTTGTGTTTTAATAGCATTAATGTCTTTCATAGCCTCTGCTTTAGCTGCTGGATCACCACCAAATTTCTTAGTATATACATCTTGAAGTTTTTCAACTCCTTCAAGCATTGAATCTTTAGTCCAGCGATATCCTTTTTTATATGGAACTTTAAATGCACCTTCAAATGCACCAGTCAATGCAATTGTTCCAATAGCAACATCTTTCTCATGTTGTAAAAATTCTTTAAATCCATATTCTTGTCCAGTTACTTTTTCTTGCCAGTCTTTAATATCTGGATATTTAGCTGCTTCAACCCCAGTATTAACAATTGTATTTTGAAACATTCTATTAACTATAGGCCATATAACAGCTGGGCCTTTAACTTCTGGAACTGCCAATGAAAATGTATCCATTGTGGACCAATTACCACCAATATCACCTATAAACTCACCAACGCCACCAAAGAATGTTTGTCTTGCTCCAACTTCTTTTTGATCTTCTATCTTCTTTTTAGATCCTTCAATAGCTTTACCCTCAAGGATGTCATAACTTAACCCTTGAAACTCTGGTTCTGGAAAAAGACTTGGATTTTGTTTTATATAGTCAAGTGTATTATTGACGTATTTAGGATAATCTCTGTCTGCCCATGCATATTGATTACGTGAATCAGCACCAAACATATTGACTCTATCTAATGATGATACATTAGATCTATCAATAACTTTTTGTCTAATAGGAGCAAATATGTCATCAAATGCTATAGTTCTTGATGCGCTTCCTTTTGTAAATGATTCTTGTGCATCATAAGCAGCTTGCATATTTTCCAGAAAACCAGTATCTTCACCACCTAGAACTGGTGTATTTGACTTATACGGCTGTATATTAATGTCTGAATAGATAATGCTCATTAAATACGTTTCTCGCTTCTAAGCTTCTTATATAGAACATCTACGTTAATATATAAAGGTGATCCATCTTTAAGCAAGAATGGTCTATCATCAATAGTAAGCATAAAGTTATCTCTGCCAGCCGGAACTAACTTAGCATCTTTGATCTTATCAGATGAGAATTCTTTGCCATTTGTTGCAATAAGTTGGTTAGTATTTGCACGTTGCGCAAAATTGTCAGATGAAAATCTAAAGTCATTAATAGTGGCTTTGTTCATAATATCTTCAAAGTCATCTTGTGGTATTGAATTTGGAATAATAACTTTTGATTTGTTATACTTAATAACACCACCATAATACTTACCATTAGCACCCACAGATCTTCCAGATGCTTCTTGTAACTTTTCGCTATATATTGCACCATCAAATGAAGTTAATCCTTTACGCATAGCTTCTTCTGCATACAACGTATCTGCTGTTTTAACTACTGCATTATAACTTTGTGGAGCTGCATATAATGAATCACCAATGCTATCTTTAATAGAAGCTTGTTTCATAGTTGCTTCTTCTACTGGTTTAAATCCAGACTTAACAATATCTTGGCCTTTGGCTAGTCTGCGAATAATGTCATCATTAGATTGATTAGCATAAAGAACTCCCATATGAGCCATAACAGGATCTTTAGGTGCTAACTGTTCAAATACCCTAAGAGAATCATTACCAAATGATTTGGCAATGCGTCCTGTGATTGCAATTCTTTCATCTGGCTTTGCATTGTCTAATGACATCTTTAATGATTCAACTTCACCTTCATCTAAAAATGATGGCTTAACATTATTCATTGCGCCAAATTGTTTAGTAAGTTTAATTCTATTATCTACTTGTCCTTGAAATACATCATCTGGTGCAGCAAAGTTTAAAGATGTAGCTCTAAATGCATTCTGAGTTTTCATTGTAGATACAAAGTCTTTTTTAATGTTTTCATTAAATTTTTCATTAGACTTCTTAATAAATGAATATACTTGCCAATTTTCAGCGGTCATATTAGGGCCAATCTTAGCAAGCACAGAATCTTCATATACTTGTCTATCACCCATGCTCATACCATTAAGTTTGTTGAATTGATCTAGCTTAAGATTAAATGCACTTGCTGATGCTTTTGTAGCGCTGTCTGGCTTTAATGATGAACTATTATTGATAAGCCATTGAGATAATGTTGCATCTGGCTGGTATCCATTTGTAAGCATATCATTAGCTGCACTTAACTTAGATGCATATTGACGATCAAATTCTTCTGATCCGGCATTTTTAATGCGCAATTCTTTTAATACAAACTGTCTAAGATCATCTTGCTCATCAGCAGTTTTATCTTTCCAAAATGCTGTCCATTTGCCAGCCTTACCTTTTTCTAACGACTGCATAGCAGCGCCTTCATTTCCAAAAGTATTAGCCATATCTTCTGCAAACTTATTATTAATTGAATAGTCTAATTGTTTGCGTAATTGGTTATTGTATGCTTCTCTGTGAGATCCTTGTTTGAATGTAGTATCTCCATCTTGAAGTCTTGTGTCTAATAATCCTTTTATTACAATCGGATCATATTGATTAGCAAGATCACTCTCAAACATTTTAGTTTGGATCTTCATTGTATCAGCAGCCATTAAATCTATACGTTCTCTAGCTTTTTTATCAAGCTCATTTAAAGCGCTTTTATAGTATGTGTTAGCATATGACTTTAATTTAGCATCATAAGATAACCCAGTTTCTACATCTATCTGGCTTAATACATCACGCTGTGGTTGAATTACTGAATTAAGTGCTTGCTTAATATCATCTGGATTAGTTAGTTCACCATCTTTAACTCGCTTATCTACATCTTCAAAATGAGTATAAGCAATGTTAGTAAACTCTGCTGATGCTTGTTGAGCATAAACTTTCTTGAGCGTTTCATTAAATATTGTGCCGCCTTTTAAATCTTTAGCAATTGGATTACTATTGTTCTTTTGGGCATCAATAAGTTGTTCTTGAGTAACAGGATTATCAAGACTATATTTAGCCGCTGCTTCTACTGCATATTTTTTACCAATGTCAGTAGTAATATTAGTCATAGTATCTAATGCAGCACCAATACGTCTATTAGAGTTAAGTTGCTCCTGTAGATCTACTGGCTGAATATTAGGCATATCAGCATAGACTAAATTTGCTCTTTGATAACGTGGGCTGTCTGCCATAACTATTCCTTAAACTGTTTTTAAACTGCTATATAAATAAGCTGCTTTACCTACGCTAGTAAAGAAGTCTGCATAAGATCCAGACACAGCCTTGTCTGATGCTGTTGTTAGCATGCTGTCTTGTATTTGACCATATGCTGATGATGTTGCTATATTTTGCTGAATAGTTTCCATATCTTGACCAGCATATTTTGTATTAATATCCATAAGCAATGCACTTGATCCTTCAAAGCTTTTGACGCCTCCAGCATAGCCACGTGCTGCTGCTGATGCATTAGACTGGTTTAACCTTCTTAACACATCATTACCTTGCCTTGTAAGATTAAGTCTGTCATTTTGAATTTTTGCTTGTAATTGCAATTGCTGTAACTTATACATGCTTGCTTGTGTTTGACCAGCATTTAAAGAGTTAATGCCACTAAGCACTTGAGTTGCTGGAGATATAACATCCATAAATGGTTTAATAGTATTAAAAGCACTACTAATGCTACCAAAGAATGATGGTGTTGATGATACCAATAATGATGGCACAAAACTTGTTGCTGCCATAGGAGCAGCTGCTGCTGTCCCAGCCCAAAAAGCTGTAGATCCAAATGCGGTAGTTGCCGCTGATGCTGCTGCTGTTTCTGCTAATATTGGTGCTGCTGGTAATAAGAAACTCATACTATGTCCCCTGGTGAACTGCTACTTTATATTCCATACCTAATAAGGTAAACTTTAATGGTGCGCTCTGAGTGATAGTAATTTTAGCTTCATTACTATACCCTAGAATTCCGTGCAATACTTTAGTCCCTGTAAATTCTGGAACATCTGCATCTAATGTTAATGGTGTATCAAATGATCTAAATGGGACTTCAATGCCATTTACTACCATATTCTGTGTTTCTAATACCAATGCATTAACTTCAACAATACGTTTTTTAAAGCCTAAACGTGTTCCAGTTTGAATTTTTAAATCTATAGGCATTGTAGTAGCTTGAACTGTAATTGGCAATCCTACTTCATAAGAAATTGTAGATGATCTAGGAAATGTTACTGTTCCACCGGCTGCTACTGTTTGGTTAGCTTGCACAATACCATCAAGAATAACATTAACTTCTTTACCAACTAAATGGCTCATAGATACTGATGCTGCTGCACCACCAGTTTTAGCACTATCTGTTAATAATCCTTGCTCTACTTTTTCTACATAATATTGGTCTGTGCCAGATATAGTTCTTTTAATAACAGCATAAATTGTAGTAAGATCTATACCAATATCAATAAATGATCCTTCTGATGTTACAAGTTCTGATGGAGCTATAACATTTTGTGATCTCATTAATGAGTATGATGCTAATGTCCCATCACTTCCATTTACAATAAGAAGTAAATCATTTTCATCTGTATTTACTGCACGTCTTAATGCCATGCGTTTAGGTGTTTTTAATAGATGGCCAGATAATAGAGATATCTTTGATGTAACATAAGTAAGCTGTGTATCAGAATATGCAATTTCAGATAATGACTTACCTTGTCTTTGCACAAATATAACACCACCTTCAAGTTGTTGCACTCGTATGCCAGGTTTACTTCCATTACGGCTAGTAGACTGCACAAAGAATGATAATGGAGTAATAGGTTCTAGACCATTTTGTGGCACATAGAACTCACCACCAGTTGTAAAGATAGTAAGATCTCGTCCAGAAATAATATCTGTAATGGCATTGAACGTATTAGTATCTAACGTAGCTTCTAAAGCATCGTCATCTAGCCCTTCTGTTGGTTCAAATTGGAAAAATAACCCTACAACAGATCCCCATATAGTAGATGGCCTTGACTTAGATCCTCCAAAATATAAACGACCTTGATGGAAAGATACTGTTCTTGGCCATCCTTTTGTTGATGACCAAACACTTTCATATCCAGATTCAATTTCCCAATTTCCAGTAGCAACAGCGGTAGTATCAAAGAATGGAAATTCTGTTACTACATTAACTTCTGTGCCAGATAAATATTGGATTATTTTTGCACGACCTTGTGGCGTAATATTAATATATTGACCTACTGATGCAGCAGAAAATGGAGTTCCAGTAGATGCTGTAACTTTAATTTTTCCAGATATGGCTGATGGTGTTAATGTTCCAGCTGGATTACTATATGCTAATGTAAATGCATATTTAGGAATACTATCAAAAGTTAATGCTGATGCAGTCCACAATGAATCAGATGCGCCACGAACAATCTTAACTGGATTAATATCTTCATGCGTAATTATTAATGTATCAGCAGATTGAGTCCAACACATTTCATTTAATTTAGCTGATGTTAAACTAACGCCAGATGTAGATAGATATGAATTTCCTGTGCCATTAATATTGGTAATTAATGCACCATTTTTATATATATATGCACGATTATGCGTAAAGCAAAGCATATAACTATCTGATGTTGAAAATTCAAATGCAACTAGACGAACACCATTAGCAGCAGAATCTGTGCTAGTGTTTGGAAGTGAGTTAATATAGCGAGTGCCAGATCTACGTGTGATTCCACCTTGTGGCTGACAGAATACATTTTGAGCTGTTTCTAATGCATTCTCGTAAGACTTTAAATCAATACGCGCTCTTAATAGTGGATCTAGTTCGCCTGTAGTGAAGTTTGTTTGGACTGTAACAAAACGAGCCATTAATACCTCACATTAATCAATGAGAAGTCTTGTATAGCATTTATGGGTTGTCCTTGGCCATCAATATTCATAGCTTGACGCATATAACCACCACGTCCATTTTCGCCTGGTGATCCTATAGCTACACCTTGCCAATATTGAGCTTTATCTACTTGGTCTGTAATAGGCACACATATATGCCATGCCAATAGATATTTAAGTAATTGAATGAAATATACAGGCATATTAGGCTCTGTAACAGAGTATTGATAATCTACCCATACTTCTTCGTAATTAGTTAGAATCTTATCACCCATGATTCTATAATCATTTCTTGGATGAGATCCTACTTCATTAGCATCATAGACTGCTCTTGGTGAGCCTAATCTATCTGATGGTAATTGATATTCGTATGTATATTCGGTAACCGGTGTAGTGACCAGTCTAGCACATTGAACTTTTTTAAATGAGAATGACCATGGATAAATCATTAATGCTTGATCTCTTATATCGTAATATAAACGATCGCAAGTAGATGACTCATCAGTGCCTTCTGTGAATGAAGAAATAGGCTTTGCGCCTAATAATATTAGTGCATCAGAACAAACTGATAATGCTGAATCTCCAGCTGCCATACTCTATCTCCAGATGTGAGAATAAGGTGAGTGCCAAAACACCCACCTTACCCAAGTTACTTACTACGATACAGTTTTTTAGTCTGTATTTGTTACTGTTAATGCTGTTGTATCAGATACATCTACAACTCCAGCAGCTGAAACAGACATTACAACGTGCTGACCAGCTGTTGAAACTGAACCAGAAGAAGTAGTTACGCGCCAAATAATGTCGCCTACCTTTACTAGTGAAGCTACTGTATTGAAATAACCTGATGTATCAACTGTTGCAGCAGAATCAGTAGTGGTATAACTCCAAACTTGTGGAGCATTACCAGCTTTTGATTGTCCGCCAATAGGTTGAAACGCTGTGCTTGAAAATGCCATAATATTTTCTCCTTAGATTAAGTTTCACGGCAAGTGAGTTGAACGATACCCTCAGCATCAATTGTTGTTGCTGTAGCAGAGAAAATTGCATTCACAAGGAATGATGTTTTTTCTGGAACATAATTGATTTCTGTGCGAGGAGCTATGCCTTCTGCGTAACCAACAGCATCTTTATGGAACGCGAACATTGTTCTGTCTAAAGAGCCATCAATTGCTAAACCACCTTCTGAACGATCACCCAATACATGGAATGTGAAACCTAAGAATGTATTGATTTCGCCAGCTACAAGTGCTTTAACTGTATTAAAGTCAGAAGAAGTTACTGCTGTTTCTGAAAGTAATGAAGCCAAGCCATTGCCATGTAAAACAATATGGCGATCCATTGGTGGAACATTGTTTTTGTCTAATAGACGTTTAGCTTCACGTAGTTTAGCTACGTTAAGGTTAGAGTCTGTAGTGCCAATGTCGTTAGACACTGTTAATGATGTTGATGAAGCAGCAAGTGCATCAAGAATCATTTGGTCTTGACGTCTACCAATAGCGTTAGCTACTAATTGCACTAACTCTTGTCTTTCGTCAAAGTTTACTTTTTGTTGCATAAAAATGTCAGAATATTCTGCTGCATTCCAATCTGCAAGCGTAGCAGTTACTTGTGACCATGTTGCATTTAATGGTGTTACGTCTGTTTGTGGGATTCTTAAAGTAGCAACACCTTTGCCTACTTTAGGAAATTTTACTACTGAGCCTTCAACACCGCGTCTTTGTCTAACAGCACCAACTAATTCTGCCTTACCTTGGTAAGCCTGTTTAACTTCGGCATCAAAGAGCGTTACAAAAGCATTAGATAATCCAATAGCCATGTTATTCTCCTAGAATTGATAAAAATAAAGTTTATCGCTTTGGTTAGCCAGATAAAGCCTGGGCCAGTGCTTGCTATTTACGATAGCCAAACGACAAGACAACTTGTGTGAAGGGTTGCGAATGCAATGAGCCTTGAGCAGTTTTTAACAGATTTTTAAGTGTTTGGCAAGTGTTTTATGCAAAAAAAAGCCCACAATTAAGTGGGCCTAGTTTATTACATAGATTAACTTCCAAAGGAAGATTGAAACATTTTCTCTACTTTAGCCCTGTAAGCTGGGTCTGTTTTGTATTTTGGATCTCCTACCATAGCATATAACTCTGTTTTAGATGGCGCTCCATCTGCTGGTGCGCTTTCTGTTGGAACTCTACCTTCATAAGCAGCTCTAATCTTTTCTAAAGCAGATATCCCTTTAGCAGTTCCACCCATAACTTTAAATTCTTCAAAGTCATCTTTACCCCATACGCCTTTATGAACAAGGCTAGTTCCCCATTGAACAACGCTTTTAATACGAGCATCTGCATTAGGCCCTAGTGATTTACGTTCTTGCTCTAAGTTTACTGTTGCTGTTTGAGATGAGTTGGCATTCATTTCAACTACCTTTGAAACTAAAGCATCTAAAGCTACTTGACTTACGCCATACTCTTTAGCCCATGATACTACATGGCTTTTGACTGGATCTGTATCTGGAGTTCCTCCAAATGCAGCCAAATCATAGTTTCCATCTGCTGGAGCTTTATGTTTGCCTTGTGAAATTTGCTTACGAAGATCTGTCCACGATTTTGCAATCGCTTCTAAATCTGGTTCTGCATCATCTTTTTTCCAGAAATTTTCTGGCCACCAATCTGGTCTTTCTAATGGGCCATCATCTTCTGGTTTATCAAGATGTGATATGTCTGTTTTTGTTGAGTCTGCTTCTGCCGCTGGTTCTACATTTACATTATCGAGTAGGCCAGTGTCTTGAGAAGATTCCTCAGAGCTACTAGGCTCGATTACGTCGTCTGTCATTTTATTTTCCTTGCGCGAATTAACCTTGCTTCTAAATCTCTGACTATACTATTCTG